TTGAGGATAGCAGTCTCGTAAGCGCGGATGATGGACTCGACAACCTGTGCGCGAGCGATCTGAAGGATGGCAGGTGCGCTGTCTTCTTCAAGCTCAGTGGGCAGGCGGAAGTATTCAAAAATCTTCTCGCTGTCGAAAGTCACGTCAGTTGTGTTGAACGTGGTGTTTGTAAGCTCGGTGTCTTCAGCAACCTTACGGCCAACTGTGTAGTTGAGCGTCATGGGCATTTTGTAGGTAGCGGAAGGCATGGGGAACTCGCGGAACAAACCAGGGATTTGTTTTTGGAGTTCGATTTCTTCCATGTACTGGTCGGAGAGAAGCGTAGGAACAAATTCCAAGCCTTCACCTGCAACACCAGTTCCGAAAGCCTTAACGCGACCGGCGAGGTCAACTTCTTTGGCGAATTTTGTGTTGAGAACTTCAGTACAGCGCGAGATGCCAGCTTCATTTTCCAAGTCACCGTCTTGGCGGTCACCGTGGAACATTTGAGCCATTGCGCGGGCTGTGTCGATGTCCTGCTTGAGCTGAATGACGTGTGCCTTCATCTCAGCGGGAACAGCCGCGAAGCGGGGGTGATTGGTGTTGGTGCGAGCCAAGTCTTTGATCGACTTTGCACCGAAACTCGAAAGAATACTTTTTTCCACTGACATTCTCGATCCTCCTTGATTCGCCGTGGTTTGTGAAGACGCAATCCATTGCGCCTTCTCCGTTTCCAATGTTGCAACCTTGTCCTGCAATTCAGTGTTGCGCTGACTTGCCGACTCGAATTTTTCATTAAGAGTTTTCAGTTCTGTTTCCAGTTCCTTGATTTCCATGTGCCTCTCCGTGGCAAAAATAGTTAAACACCCAACTTCGCTGCCAGTGCTTTAATCTTCGCACTTAATTCCGACGCTCGCTTCATTGCTTCTGCGTCCTCGGGATTTCCCTCACTCGGGGGTGGCTCGGTTGCGGGCGGTACTTCCTCATTATCCTCACTATCCTCATCTTTTGCAAGTAGCAGGGTAATTGATTTGAGGGAGTTAACCATTTCGCCCATCATGGCGAGCTGCGCTTTCATAATATCCAACATGGGGCCGTAAGCGAAGTTGTCCATGGCTTCCATGGATTTTTTGTCTTCGGGTTTGGGCTCGGGTTGGTTTTCTTCGGTTGGCTCGGCGGGGGGAGCGGGAGGCGCGGGCGGGGTAGCCAGCTTCTCAATATCTGCCCACTGTTCGGCGGAGAGGTTTTCAACTCCACACTTTCCTTCGGCGCTGCACATGGAGACAGCAATAGCGATGGCCTGTTCACGTGAACGGCCTTCTTCTATTAGTTTGGGAATTTTTGCGGAAATACATTCTTGCACTCCGCCTTCGTCTGCCTTCGGTTTATTCTCTTCATCTTCACAACCGGCCTTGGGTTCGGTGGGTTCGGTGGCTGGCTCCGTGGGCTCCTTGGGTTCTTCACCCCCGGCTTCGGCTTTCGCAACACAGCGGCCTTCAACAAAGTCGGCGTAGCTCACACCATTCTTGTCGGCGAGAGACTTGGCAGCAACAGAGAACTCAGCGTCAATGTTTGCGGGGAGTGTCACGATACTGATCTCGTTAAGTCTCCACTCTTTAATAATGTTGACGCCCTTGCCGTCGCGTTCTTCTTTCTTCGGCTCAAACCCAATGCTCATGGTTTTGAGGATGCCCTCTTTTACGAGGTCACGGATGTAAGAGATAAAAGGGTCGGCGGAATTGGAAATGCGGCCTTTAACCCACAAGCCCTTTTCGGACAACTTGCGCTCAAGCACTTTTCCCAGTGGGAGATCGCGGTTGTGGTTATAAAGAAGGATGGGATTTTTGTCGTAGCGGCGCATGTCCACCTTGTCAAAAGTCATCAAGTCGCCAACGTCGTCCACCACGGCGGCGTTCGCGTAGCCTTCGATGATAACTCCGCCGTCTTCTTCAGGTGCGGCTTTAATTTCTAAAGTTGAAATCCGTTTCGTTTCCATGTTATCGGCCTCCTACCGAGTTCAAGATTGTTTCCAAGTCTTTAGGATCTGCCATCACCCAAGTACACCGGCATCCAATGCGCTCACCGGGAGATGCTTTCACGTCACGCGGATACTGTAACTTCTCCCCACTTTTCGGGTCTACAAAGGGATCGCTTGCGTCTTGCACTTGTCCGTGAAGCCCGTCGTGGGAGTTTTTCGAGTTCTCATACTTTCCACCAGGTTTCCCGCGCACGCGCTCGTCGCCCGAGGACACCCATATTTTCTTGAGGCCAGGGATAACCGATTGCGCAGCTTTCATGGAAGCGGCCTGCCCGATGCTTACGGCGGTGAGGGTTTCGGTGCGGGCAATCTTCTCGGCGCGAGTCCACGCCGTCTCTTCAAAATACCCGAGAACGTCTCCGGCAATTTCGGTGACAGTTTTGTTGGCTTTGATGCCTTCTTCCACGCGAGCCATGATTTGCTCGGTGGTTGTCTTCGACACCTCGGCGAACGCTTCAAGTTGTCTCGCTTCTAAAGATACTCGGCGTTTGTTGGAGTCACGCGCAACCACGGCCTCGATGGCCTGTGTGTCGGGAGCTCCAAACACCAAAGACACGCCCGACTGTGTGCCGGACTCCATGGAGGCGGTGAGCGCTGCGCTCGTCTCTTTCATATACTCGTCTTGGATATCCTCGAAAGCACGGCGTAGGCGCTCTTCAAGATTCTCCGTGTTAATGTCTGCCTTGATGTGCTTGTAGCGCAAGATTTCCTTTGCAGAAATCTCCGCCATCTTGAGGAGTATGTTTCCTGAAACCGAAGTCATCTCGGCCATGTTTTCAGAGACGGTGCCTTCCGTGGCCTTGTTGCGTTCTGAGAGAACGCTTTTTCTCTCTCCAAGATAGCCGTCAACATCAATAGTGGGAAACAGTTTTGGTGTAGCAGCTTCGGGTGTGTCTGTCGAGGGCTCGGGCTGTGCGGGAGGCGGGGCCTCTTCACCTGTCGTGCTCGGCTTGCTCGGCATTTGTGGTTGCATCTCATCGGGAATACCGGGTACCGGCGCGATGCTCGTCACCACGTCTCCACCTTGAATGGGCTCGCGGCTCCACACCGCCTGCCTGACTTCATTCAACGTGAGAGTTTGTAGCATTTCTTTTGCGAGTTGTGCCTTTGCCAACAAGTCTTCTTTCAACACCGAAACATTTGAGAAGTCGGGCATGATAACATATCCCTCTCCCAACTCTTCGGCGAAAAAGAGGGTGTACGTTTCGGCCCACAAGTTCAAAGACGGCGTGAGTGTGGATGACCACAAGTATTGCAACGCTGTCTTGTATTCATTGCTTCCGAGGCTTCCGGCTTCTTGCAAACTCATGGCGTGCTTCGGCACGTGAAGCAGGTTTAGGATGACTTCGCGGTTGATTTTGATGAGCTCCACGAGGCGCTGGTCGGCAATGCTCGCGGGGAATGTTTTCGCCGTCACACCTTTTGGCAGGGCCAACGTGCGGCGGAGATTCTTGCGGCCCGTGTAGCTTTGTTCAAAACTTTTCACCATGCGCGAAAGTTGGTCGGCGTTTACGTTGCCTTCCGTTTCCAACACCATTTGTGGTGCCGCGCCTTTGAAGTAAAAGTTGTTAAGATATTCTTGTGTCAGCTTGTTAAATGCGATGCTTCTTTTCCCGGCGAGAAGTGGGCTCATACCCCAAAACAAGCTGTGGGGATTGGGTTTGCGGATGTGAAGCACATCCTTTGCAGGCAAAATAAGCTTCTTCGGGCTCGGGCTTTCCGTGTCATCGGATACCGTGACGGTGTAGCTTTCAAGCTCGCCGAGTTTCCCGACATTCACCTGTATTTTGTCAAACTGTAATGGGAGAAGTTGTGTTCTTTTGTCTTTCCCTTTGTGTTTCCACGCAAGGAAGTTTCCACCCAAGAAGTATTCCACACCTTGAAGGTAAGAGAATGAACTTTGTCCCACGTTGAGCTTGGTATAGGGGTTGGCGAGGACTGCATTCATGGGGTGATCTTCGGCGGGTGAAAGAAGGCGTTTGCCTTCCGGGCCGGGAACCCACTGCATGACTCTGAACTTCGCGGAGGTGGCCTCTGTCGCCAACAAGTCAATGGCGATGTAAACCCAATCTTCCGTGGTGAACAGATACTTCAGAACATCATTTGTCATGGGGATGGCTCTGTCCTCTCCCCACGCCGCCGATGATGAAGTCTCCATTTCAATCTCGAACGCCTTTTCCCTGGAGTCCGTATTTTTCATTTATGGCCTCAATCAATGAATAGCTTAAAGTCGTCGTCCTCGTCCTTGAGCATATCACCAAACCAACTCACTGTCTTGGGCTCGGGTAGGATGATGCGCCCATCACGGCTCACATCAACCACACTCTCCTCCAATCCTATAATGCTGCGCTCAATTCCGGCGAACTCTTCCACACCAGAATAACCTAGTATCATGGAGGCTACAATATCGTCGTGCCCACCATTCGGCGCGGAGAAGACTGCCTTGCCTATTTCGGTGAAGGAAACCTCGAAAGCGTCCATCTCATCGATCATGTCCGGCCAATGCAAAAACTCCACGCGCCGTGTTTGGATGGCGAGCATGAGAGTGTTGATCATGTGGGCCTTCGACTCGTTGGTGAACACCACGCCTTCAAAGTTGAGGTTGGTTTGCATAAGGATCTCGTCAAGCACATTCCCGATGCCTGTCTTGTCGTGGCGGACAAGCTGCACGGTGCGAAACTGTTTTGCAAACCACACAAGTTGTTTCACCGATGCCATGTAGTCATCTTGAAAGCGGAGAAGTCCCACAAGGCGGGCCTTTACGCTCCCGTGCGCGGGTGCCCACGCGGTGAAGACGGTGAAGTCGTTACTCTTCGCCCAGTCCACGCCGAGTACCACGTCCATCTCTTTTGCTTTGGGAGGTAGGTGGACTTGCATCTTTTTTCCTGCGCCGACCGGGTGCCCGTAAATGCAATCACGAAAGCCGTGGAACACGGAAGACTGATCAACAAATTCGGCTAGAAAGTATTGCCTGAAAAGGTGATCGGGGAGATTGCGCTTGGCTTCAAGGATGATGCGCTCCTCCACAAAGGGATTGGCGTGGGTCGGCGCGGTGATGAAAAGTTTTCTCGGCACCTCGCCCTTCTTGAGGGCTTCCATCATTTCATCCTTGGCGTTCATACACTTTCGGTAAAACCAGTTTTTGCCGAGGGGGGTTGAGCACACGAGGAAACGGCCTTTGGTCATTGTGGTTGTAGTGTAGGCGCTGTCGTAAACATCCTCTTTCATCTTTGCGGCCTCGTCGAGAACGTAGCCGTGGACGCCTTCGCCTTCCAACGTCTCCGGCTTTTGGCCGTGGAAGAATTGAAACGTGGAATTGTTGGGGAGGAGCTTGATCTGTGGGCAGATACCACTTTCGGAGGGTTGGGTGTACGGCCTGCCTGGGAGAAGGTTTGAAACATACTTCATGCCGATGAGCGTTTGGAGGTAGATCGGCGCAACCCACCGCCACATGGTGTTCCTTGTCGGCACGGCGGCGTTCACGAGCGAGGCGCTACAGGAAAGCGAATTGTGGGTGACAAGTCCTTTCCCTATCAAGAAGAGGCCTGAAGGGTTTTCAACCTTAATGCACTTTACGGGAACGGTGGGGACTTCGGTCACACTCACGACGTGAACAACATACTGCCCACCCCAATAGCCCCTTATGAACATTGTCTCTTCGGTACCCGCCATCTCTTCCGTGGTCAAAATCTGCACGGTGCCTGTATTTACTTCCCATAAATGTTCCGCATCCGCAATAAACCTTTGCCCGTCGGACAGCGCCACCTTGTAACATTTGTGGTCAAGATATGTGGGGGAAATGCCGACAACTTTGGTGGGCATTCCGTTCTCGTCGAAAACGCGGTCGCCCACTTGCACGTCACGCATAAGTTTGCTACCCTCTGGGGTAGGTAAGTACGTGAAAAGATTCAAACATTTCCCGAATTTTGACCCACACGCAATCCATACCTCGCGCACGTCTTCTTGTGAGAGGGCGTGCATGATTAACTCCTGCTTCTTGCTATGGGGCTGTGGTGTTCTGATAGTTATTTTCATTTTATACCCAATTCTTCCTTTGCCATTCTCTTTGCGCACGCCAATCCGAACGGAGTATCTGGAACATACTCCACGTAGTGCAGGGCTGATTCGAGGTTGCTTACTCTCGTTTCCAGTTTCTTGGTTTTCTCTCGCTCCCTGTATTGCGAAAACATGTCCACAGAAAAGAATAGGGCTATGAGGACTATCGCTTGCCAATCTTTTTGCGCCCCCAAACCCGCAGCGGAAAGCACCAACCCGAAGGCTAGGTACAAAAATAATTTAATCATCACCACCACCCTAACAGCCTTCCAAAGATCGGCGTCATAAGTATTGCGCCCATAACATGGTAAGCACACGCAGTATCGGGATTGTCGGCTTTGAATGCCTCGGAGATCCCTATTCCTTTTGATATGTAGAATATGATCATGATAACGATGGTGTACTTAGTCACTTTTCAACCTCCGGCATCCCTTCAGAATACCAGACACCGGGGTCAAAATCATCACACTTGTACAGGCTGTGTGTGAAGAACTCGTGCGCCGTGCAATGGCGGACAAGGGGTGTGTTGGGGTCTTTCGAGGGTTTTGAGTACGTACAAAACTCACAACACTTCAAGGCCGGTTCATAGCCTTCAGGGGTATCGCATTCCCTGCATTCCCCGCACGTATCTTCTCCACAAATAGTCTTTTCACTCATGCCGTTCTCCTTCTCTTTTTGTTTTGGTGACGCCACACACATCCCGCAAACAACCAACCAACCACGTCAACCGTTATCTTCCGCGCATCATTTCTCGGAGAGTTGTTTCCGTGTGAAACTTTCCTACCCCGTAATCAAGTCTCACTTGTGTTTGGATGCGGGATATTCGGCTTTCGCACCACGAGCGGCACCGCGCCCAGTCGGCAACAAACTTCAACGCCTCTTCTAAAGTCATGGAAGACCCCTGTAAGTTTCGTAGTGCATCACCGCGTAGTATGCCCGGCGTGAGATGCCGAACATCTTGCATTTCTCCTCGGCGCTGTACCAGTTATTGAACCTTAAGAACATCACTTGCTCGTCGGTGAGTTTTCGCCGTCCCGTGCCGTGACCTTTCTTCTCGATAGGTGCGAGCTTTCCGAGTTCTTTGTGGAAGTCTGGTGGGCCATCGCCCAGGCAATCTTCAAACTCTTCAAGAAGCTCCTTCGTGTTCACTTATCTTCTCCCGGCATAACAACTTCGGCCTCCCCGAAAACATCATAAGACGGGAGGTTGGCTTGCGCTTCACGTATTCTCTTTTCGGCGATTGCAAAGTATTTATCGTCCATTTCAATTCCAATGAACTTGCGCCCTGTGTTGACGCTGACTATTCCTGTGGTTCCAGAACCGGAGAAAGGATCAAAAACCACGTCCCCTACGTCTGTTGACATCAATATACATCTCTTGACGAGTTCTTCTGGAAAAGAGCAGACATGAAAATCATTCTTTGTTGGGGGGATTTGCCATACAGTAGTGTAACCAAGATCATGAAATTTATGTGGCTTCCCTATCTGATATATTCTTTCGTCTGCCATGCGACATCTGTTATTTGAGTGTCCCGTTGTTCCGCGCCTATCCCACACTATCTCGCACCAAATCGGAAAATCAGAAATCCAGTGGATTGGGTGGTAGATATTAGACTTAGTTCTATACGCATTTCTTCCGTGCCAAGCATATCTTATTCGGTGGTTGTAAAATATGCTCCCCCTAGTTATCCGTAAAAGCTCACTTATTACTTCTTTTTGCCATTGTTGATAATGGTCTTCAGGCATATCATCGGGATACCACCCATCATACTTCCGCTTTGATGTTCCGCCTCCACTGGCCCTTTTGTTGAGGTTATACGGTGGTGATGTAACCGTAATGTCCACACTTTTGTCGGGCATCTCCCTCATCTTTTTAAGACAATCGCCGTGGTAAAGTGTAACGCTCATTTATCTTCTCCCTGCATAACAACTTCGGCATCAATGGCACCTCGAATGTCTTCAACCATAATACGTTTACCGACTTCACCGTTCGCTCCGATCTCTGCAACAATGGTGATGTTCTGGTTAATATCGATCTCTTTCTTCTCTTTAACCCCATAAACATTTTGGAGCATAAATTGGGTGAGCTTTACATCGCCGTCAAGTGCGCGGCGAAAGGCGGAGTCGAGGAGCTGTTGTTTTGCTACCTGAAACCCGTAAGCCCAAGCATTGTAAAGCGCCGGAAACAACTTCATCACCTTAACCATTGTCCCAGGCTTCAAGGATAACAAAGCATCGACTTCTTGTGGTTGGGCTCCGAGTGCGGCCCATGCCTCCACGCGAGGCACCCACTTTTCAACGTAGGGCTGGTAGATAACCTTTATCGAATCGGCGTCGTCACCTGCCAACATAATAAGAGGATCGTCTTGGTCTAGCCTCTCTTCGGGCAGCAACGCCGGGAAGGTATTGTTGCGGTAACTTGGTTCCATGGTGAGTTCTCCCTGACAACAAAAAAGCCGGACACCGCAAGTCTCGGCGGGCTCCGGCTAGAAAAGAAACGGCGTGGAAAACTTACATCTTCGCACGTAGCTCAAAGTCATGGTCAATCAAGAACTGTTTAAGCGTGGGAACCGCGTCAAGCAGTTTCGCCCACTGATCTTTATAGAGGGTAACAGGGAACCGACCTAAGCCGTAACAGCTTACGCCACCTTTCTCTGAAACCTTAAACTCTAAAGGGCGATGCACTTTGCGAAGCAAAGCATCCTTCTCAGCTTCCAACCTGGCAACCTTTTGCTCTAACGTCTCTGTCATAGCTTCTCCTCATAGGGGGTAACGAACTCACCAAACACTTCTGTCTATCACCGTAGCGGAATACATCATACCACGTCAAGGGGATATCACCTTACGGGTTATCGGGAGAGTGGTGTCGGATAAGAGATGTCGGATGACCGTTTTGGAAAATAAAAAAAATAATCATGGGAGGGTGTGTTGGTGTTCACGAGGTGACGGGGTGGGGTGATTATATTTATTCTTGGTGGGGGATTATTTTTAATCTTGGTGAGGGGATTATTTTTAAACTATGTGAGGGATTATTTTTAATCGGGATTATTTTTAATCGAGGTGAGGGATTAGATGCACGGGTGAAAAGGAGCACGCTGCGCGTGCGGTAGTTTTGTTGCGTGGATATAATCAGGATAAACATGGAGGGCGAAAACAATTTAATCGTGGATACAATTTAATCGTGGGAGGGCCTTCACTGAAAATAAAAAATTCCACGGGGTACTAGGTAACCACCCTCCACGTTAACTCCGTGAAAGCACTAGGGGGGTATGCCTGGCATCAACCTTGCTCTCTCTTCAAGCGCCATGCCAACCATACATGCCTAACATTCTTACACTTTCCCGATAACCAACAAAAGTATGATAACCGTGATTATCACACCTTTCTAGTGAACTCCTTTGTTGTCGCCTAGTTGTGTTGGCGCCATGATGTGAGATAGCAAAGGACACGACACGGAAAGCGTGAAAGCGCGGTTGACAGGGTGTTACTTTAGTCACTTTATCGACTAAAGTGAGGGCTAACCTACTTGAATGACTGGGTACTCCACCACTTTTCCGTATTCTCGATACCCTCCCCCCACATCCCTAGCTAACCTCTACACTTCCTCACATGCCCTCGCCTCAACACCCAATACATGCCTACTGCCAACACATTACACATGCGAGGTAACACTATTGACTAGAAAGTATCCAACGAGAAACGTATCCTGCCTAATCCTTAGACACCTATCCCCCAAACTGTC